CAGATAACCTCCGCTGCGCGGTATTTGCCGTAGGCAGCCGCAACCGAGCCGGGCGGTATATCCCGGCACAGAAAGGGAACCATGAACGTCGAACTCGAAATAGCCAAGAAGATCATCGCTGAAATGGAAGACACGCCAGACAAGTCGCCATCGGCCAAGAAGCACCGCGCGCGCATCGCGCTGATCGACTACCGGCTGTTTCTACTCGGCCGCAAGTCATATTCCGACCTCTGCTTAGTCAGGGCGAAGGCGATGCAAAGTGGAGTATCAGAACAGCAGTTGCTTGACGAGTCCTGCCGTATGCGGCAAATGTGGGCAGCGGGGAAACTACGCTAGAGCTTCCCGCTCTGAAGAGTCTCCCAACGAATTGGCCGGCCATCCTCGAAGATCAGGATGAACCGGCCATAGAACTTTTCGGGAAGAATCGGCCTCAATGCCATGGCGGCGCGCAGGATTGATTCAGCCGTCACCGGCATGCTCTTTAGGGCTGATTCCTCGTCAATTCTTATGCGTCCTGTTGCCGCCATCTATTCCTCACCTTCTGATTCATCGTCGCCTTGAGATTCAGAATACCCCACCCCGCACCGATCATTCGGGTGAATGGGCGTGCAATCGTCGCCCGAAGGAAACGGCTCATCTATCGGGATGAGGCCGGCTTCAATGTTTGCCAAGCACTCTTCGCACGCATCCCCGGACCCGATCTGTTGCTTGAACTTCTGGCCCGTGCCTTTGGCGGCCTCATGCTTGCCATGGTTGTAGGCGTACATGCTTTCAGTCCTGCTGATGGTCAGGGCGCGCGCCGCGCTGAAGTCCTCGCTCTGCAAGATGTTGTGCTGGAGCTCCGTTGTCGTCCATCCCTCATCGACCGACTTGCTTATCAACTCTCGTAGATTCTCGCGTGTCGTCTCTGTGATGGCATAGCGGGCATCGGGATTGTCAACGATCTCGCCCTTGTCAGTGATGCGCTTGCCCACCAGTTCCGCGCCGCGCTCCCGTGCCATCTGCCGCGCCTGGTCAAGGACTTTGGTCCACATGTCGCTGTCTTCGACAATTCCGCGGTCAGTCAGAAACTCTGTGGCGCCAGCTACTGAATCAGTCTCAAGGTAGGGAGTCACCTCTGGTATCAGGTCGCCCCAGTCCACAACCACGTCGATGGACTGCTCGTCTTTCTTCTTCGCGGCCTTTGCCAGTTTCTCGACAGTGAGTCCTGCGGCCGCTTCTTTTCCCTTGCGCTTGAGGTAGGCCGCTAGTATCTGCTCCAGTGACTTCCCCGCTTTGCTAAAGGGCGGTCGGCTTCCGTACCGGCCTCCTTCTTCACTGAGGCACTCTTGCCGCTCTGTTGCGCGCTTGGCTTTCCGGGTCCTGATTCCCCTCCAGAACCGCCCATAGCCGGTTGTGGCATCGCCTTCTGTGCTGCCAGGACCGCCAGCGGCATCCATCCGGTTCCTGTCTTGACCATCGGCACATCTCCGCCCTCCACATCGTCCAGACCGTCCCGCGCACGCAGTTCGTTGACCGTCCTCATCCCGTCTGCGAGGTGGGACGTGTCGATGGTTGCCTGGTCGGTTGCCGCAGTCTCCTCGTTGGTGTCGAACGCGTGTCCAATGTCGTCCCATCCCCAACCAAGGTAGACGAGCCGCTCCATGAAGGCAGACCACCAGAGCATCTCGCCGTTCAGCCCTTGCGCCCTCATCTGCTGGGAGAACTCTTCGGCGTTCGCCTTGGGCTGTGGGTCTTTGATGTAGGGCTTCGGGTCGGTCCTGAATGCGCGGCAAACGATGCGGGCCATCCACTCGTCGTATTCCGACTTGAGCAGGTCGCCGGCCGAGCCCTTCATCTCGAAAGGCTTGCCACCGCCAGGGATGAATCGCATCTTGGACTTGAGTTTGAGGTTGCCGCTCATCAGCGCATCGAACGTCCCTTGCCAGAGCGCAATCTGCTCAGCAGTCCAGTTCTCCGGACAGCACACCATCACGTCAGGACATGTGCCCTCGTTCCAGAAGTTGAGCATGTACATCGTCTTGCGAACCTGCTGGGTCGCCTCCATCAGGATTTGCTCAACCTCGGAGTATCCCCATATTGGATTCTGAGCCCACCGATGCCGCGGCATGTAGACAATCTCGCGCTCAGTGAAGTTGTCCATCGGGACGCTCTTGATGATCTGGACGTATGCCAGGGACGGCCAGTCGGGGATGCGTCCGCGGTCGTCGATCTTTGGCACGATAGTGTTCCCGTCGATCACTTCCAAAGCGTAGGGCTTTGTGCCGGCCCTGTTCTTCCATATGTACACAGTAGCGGCGTCGATGGTGTACCGCTCGCGAAAGATCATCTCCATCCACTGTGGGTAGGGTATCTTCCGGTCTGGCATCTTGAAGAAGGCGTTGAGTTCCTTGATGCGCGGGTCCTCTTCCGATTTCACGCCCTTGGCCGGGGTCTTCAGAACGAACTTCCATGGGAGGCTGACCAGCTCGTCGACGCGCGCGCTTAGCTCGTTGGCGATGATTCCTGAGCCACGCACAATGCCGCGCAGCATCTCGCCAAGCACGATGTGCCGGTTGACGATCTCGAGGTTGTAGCCGGTGGGGTAGTCCCACTCGCGGGCGTCCACGATAGACGGGGGGCCAAAGGGCGCTACAGGCTGGTAAGGGCTGAAGCGGTTGCGCTCTTCGTCTACGTCGGCAATGAAGTCAGAGGGGAGACGACGGTCATCAGGGCCAGGACGATCATTCTCCGGGTCCCGATTTGGAAGGGTAGGCCGAACGCCGCCGCGATTCCTTGCGTTCAAGAGTCCATACCGCGGGTTCATGAGCGTCATCGATCCGCCTGTGGCGTCCGGCATCTTCTGCAATGCCTTGTCGTTCAGCCGTTTTCCAAACACTGTATCGTCGTGAATCTCTGTCGGTTCATCCCACAAGGCCATGGTGTGTGCTCCCGTGGTCTAGTGTATCAACCGACCAGCCTTTGTCGTGCACGACAAGCATTTAGCGCATTGCACAGAGAACTACGGCCATAGTTTCCATCGCGCGCTGAAGTTTCCTACGATTCTCGTATTGCTGGCGTGCATACTCCTCAGGATGGTCCCGTTGTAACGCTTCGGCGTCTGCATATTGTTTCTCTCGCCGCGCGGTTGCCTCTGCTTCCAGTCTACGTTTCGTATCCAAGCGAGGCTCAATTCCATCCGCACGTTGTTGCTTCCGTAGTCGTTTTGTTTGCTTTCCGCTCATCGCTCCTCACTTTCCTTGGCACATCAGGCACTTGCATCCCGGTGCGTGGGCTGGACGGGCATAGGGAGATGCAGGCGGAAACACATGATTCGCCGTCTTCACCGCTCCCGACTTGATAAGCGGCGCAATAGTTTCTGTGTTCCAGTTTTTGCTCTTGCATTTTGAGCAAGACTTTGGAGGTTCATCACTGCCGGTGTACCACACATGGCCGCAGGACTCGCGGTCGCACTTCCACGCTTTGACGGTTGCTTGGCTCATGCTCCCGATGGTAGCGGAAACTACCGATAGTAGCAAGTGGAATCAGGACGCCCACGACGGCCTTGCGCAGTCAGGGTGCATCCGGCGTATGCCCTCTTCAACCACGGTATCGCCGAGCGGTTTTCCGCAATGGTCACAGAGGTCTTGAGGTGCAAGGGCAGCCATAGCGCGGTTGTAGGCGGTCAGAGCAGGCGCTTTGACGGGCGTAGTGACGGTAGGCGCAGGTCTAAAGCCGGGAGTCTTTGGTTTTGAGTCCTGATCTCCGCCAGTTTGCACCGCCGTGATGCCCTGGTAATACTCCAGCAGCCCGGCACCGTTCTTTGCCACTTTGGCAAACGCCAGCATGATTGCCTCAGCCCGGTCCGGGCTCTTTACCCCCCGCTTCCGCATCGCTTCCTTGGACTCAATCTCCGTTTGCCCACGGCTGTTCGGCTTCCACCGGATGCTGGCTAGCTGCGAGATGGTTGTTTCGTCTGCGAGTCCTGCTAAGTCTCCGCTCTTGGCGCGCATCCGCAAACCCCAGTACAGTTCAGCCTTGAGGTTAACAAACTGCTCTTTGTCCGCTGGCGACTCGCCCACGTTGACCGCATTCGACGGGAAGCCAAGGTCTTGCAGGTGCTTGTGCAGGTAGTATCCGATGCCGGCTGAGTCCACGTTCAGAGTCCCGATTCTGTCTCCATACTTCCGGAGTGCGCTCACCAGTTCGCCGCGGGGATCTGGATTGCCCCACCCTACAATCTCGAGAATCTGGAAGCCGCACCGCGCCACCATGACCGTCTCATCCTCGCCAGGACCCGCCACGTCGATGCCAATGTCTACCTTGCCCTCATACGTCCGCGTGTCCCGTTGCGCGCGCTCGAGCCACGCCAGAGAGAGCAGGGCATCAGGACTCTGAGAAGGGAAGTCGCCCATGACGCGTGAATCCCAGCGGAAGTCTCCCGGCCCCCACTCCTCAAACCGTTCCTTGACCCACCGCCTGGTGGTCAGCCATGGCATGACGTTCTGGTCGAGCTCTTCTTCGGACAGGTCCATCAGATCGCGGCCGTTGGGGTCACCTAGGGTTACGGTGATCGGAGCGCCTTCTGAGTCCTGAGCCTCATAGGAAAGCTTGATGCCTTCGAAGTTGGGCGTATCGAACGCGCTGATAGTAAACGGCTGGATGCTGGCCCGCTTGCTGTGGAACTCGTCGTAGAAGGCGCCAGAGGAGATGGTGGGGTTGCCCAGCTTCAGGATGCGCACATCACCGCCGGCCCGAATACCCTCAATCGCTTCGATGATCTTCGGGTCAACGCCGGGGGCCTCGTCAATGATGATGAGCACATGGTCGGCATGGAAGCCTTGGAACTTGACGCCCTCATCCTGCTGCTGGACAGTCGTCGTAAAGCCCAGCGCGTACCGCATCGGGTATTTGGTCTTATCAAACTCAAGTTTGGTGAGGTTTGCAGACGGGAAGGGATACTTGCTCTTGACGAGTGCCTTGTGGATTTCTCCCCACATCAGGACCTCAACCTGCTTCTTCGTGGGAGCCGTGGTCACGACGATGGCGTTCTCGTACCGCGCCAGCCACCAGAGCGTAATCTGCGCCGCGAGGAACGTCTTGCCAGAGGAGTGGCAAGCCTTGACGTTCACCTTCGCCTGGGGCTTGAGCAGCGCCTTGCAAATGTCCCGCTGCACGCTCCACAGGTCAGAGCCGAGCCAGTGTAATACAAACTTGATCGGGTCCGCGAGTGTACTACGGATTTTGGCCTTCTGTACTACAGTGAGCGGCTTCATTCTCCCTTGAGGATACTATCGAGCACGCTCACCTGGACGGGATTGTCTTTGTCTCCGGCCAGCGTGGTGCGGTCGCCGTACTTCGCCTTATTCGTGCCTTTCAGCAGGAAGATCAGAAGCGTGTCGCTGTACTCTTGGACATAGCCGACTCGCTTCCCGCCCTGGTAGACAGGCTTCTTCACGCCTTCATAGGCCCGCCGCTTCGCCTCATCCTCAAGCACAGCCTCGCCCTCGACTTGGGCTTCATCCCACGCCTGCCGAAACTCCTCATCTTGGCGACGCCACTCATAAGCGCATGTCTTCGGTAGACGGCTCAACTTGCACGATTTACTGATGTTCCCTGTAGCTTTCAAAGATTCAAGGAACTTCGCGCGCGTTTTAGGGGAACGTTTTGAGCGAGGTGGAGGGCCTTTTACGAGGTTTGCCATGAGTTTATTAAACCTTTACTTTCTCTTCTGGCGGAAGAAATGTGACGATCTCATGCCGCACGCAGTCATAAACGAAAGTC